TTACCACCCAGAAGAAAGCCCAACCAAATCCTTCATTATGATATGGTTTCATATTCCCTTCCTCTTGTTTAATCCTTGTGGATCGTACTGGTCTTTGTATATTTCGTCTGGCATAAACATGCTGCCTGTACCATCATCAAACCAGTTATTCATAAACATTAAGATAATTAAAAATATCATTATGTAACTAAACCATTTAACAAACCAGATAAACAGCCCATAAGCTTCCTGTGCTTGCTTTAATGCTTGTTCTTTTACATCATCACTCATACATCAATACCTTTCTCTTCATAATATTTACTTACATGGTAAGCAGCAGCTTCATATAGTTCGGTTACATTATCATTTAAAGTTTCTTTAGAAACCTTAGACTTTTTCAATTTATTTATTAGGTCGGTTGCAAGATCAGTACATGCTGCATCATACCTTCTATCAACTAGTTCTCTAGTTCTATTAGCTTGAGCTCGCAGTTTCTCATCTCTCTCACTTAATAATTTATCCATTGTATCTACAATTTGTTTTTGTAACTTAGACTCACCTATATTCTCAGCTTGCTGTATGCTTTTACGTACTAGACTAAAGGCATTTCTGTATGCCTCAGCTACTTCTCCTTTGTTAGACTGATCTGCTTCAGCTATGAGCTTATCTAATATGTCGGTGGTTTGTTTAAATGCCATTCTTATAGACGGAAACTTTAATAAATTATCAGCCATCATGTGCTCCTATATCATAATCTGCTGCAGGTTTGATTGTGTCCCATATGTAAGACTCAACTATCTTATGGTGTCTTGGGTATACATGAAGGCTTTGCGCTTGCCATATGATGTTACCCTCTTCT